TAATTTAGCATCTACTCCAGATGCTTGTATTCTTTTATTCATATTAATTAACCATAGCTTACACACAACTGCACCTGCTCCTTGTAGTAAAGTATTTAATGCACTATGTGGAGAACGTACATGTAGTAATCTACCATCAATACCTTTTATCTTACCTTTTGTTGCTGAGTTTGTTACACTATCTCTAACTCTTTTTAAAGATGGCATATTAGATAAAAATCTATTCATAAGTTCTTGCCCTTCTTTAGCACCTTTACCTACTATCTTACCTATCTTACTAGCACCTGCACCATACATAAAAGCATAGATAAATGTTTTAGCTTGGTCTCTATCTGATATACCTGCCATCTTCATATTAGCAGTATGTATATCTCCATTTAAAACTTCTTCAGTAAAATTAGTATCATTCATTAGATGTGCTAAACACCTTAATTCTAATCCACTAGCATCTGTACCTACAATGGAATGAGTGTAGGGATTCTCGACTGTCCAACAATCTCTACACTCTTTTCCATAGGGAGAACGAACAGCAGGTATCTGTGCCATGTTAGGACTGTGATGTGCCATACGACCAGTTATAGTTTTTAAAGTATGTACTCGACCATGCACTCTACCATCTGTATCATCACAAGCATCTATCCAGGACTTGATTTGTGCTATTCGTTTTTGAAGCAACAAATATCTAGAAATCTTTTTAGCTTCTGGTAAGTTAATACCATCTAAAACTTCTTCATTAACAATTACATTACCTTTCTCTGTATGTTTCTTTGGTTTCCAACCTATGTCCATAAGTCTATCAGCTATCTGTTGTCGTGAACCTATATTGAAAGGTATATATTTTGTTTTTGTTTTTAAATCTTTTCTTGTTGGGTCAAAATATATACGACCCCACTTCTCTAAATCATTAGCTTCATCTAATAAAGTATTGTGTAAACACATAGCTTTCTTTACATCAAGATAAAAACCATTCTTTTCTTGTTGGTCTATAATAACTCTTACTTGATGTTCCATGTGAATAGAAGACTTAGAAAAACCTTTGCCCTCTTTTTTTAAATGATTGTATAACTTATGTGTTATCTCTACATCTTGCATACAATATTTTCTTAACTCATCTGTATACTTTGCAAAGTTATTTATCTCTCCTTTAGGAAAATTAAATCTATCTCCCCATGCTTTTAATCCATTACCACCTTCTCTTAGTGGATTAAATAACTGTGATAATATTAATGTATCTAATACTTGTGATGGTTTAATATTTGTACCTAATAGTCTATTTAATACAGGAGCATCAAAAGATAAACCATTGTGCATAATATATTGTTCAATATCTTTAGACCAATTTTTAAATACGTGCATATTACTTGGGTCAAATACTGTTGATACATTTGTATCTATATTCTTAGCTACTATACAATTAACTACACTAGCATCTAATTGGTCTGTCTCTATATCAAGAACAACTTTCACAATCTTCCTCCTTTTTTCCACACCAATTACAAGGTTCACCTTTGCCTACTGCCATTTCAGTTTTCTCTTCTTCACAATAATGTTCCCACATCTCTGGTTCTTTATCGCTAAATAAATTTTTTTGTGCTTTAACTATCATTCTTTTTTCCTTAAATGTTAATTTTTTTGGTTCATAAACTATCTTGTTTTTAGCCATTCTTTATATCCTTCTTCCCAACTTGGTTTATCTTCTTTATCTTTGTGACCCCAATACACTAAATGAAAAGCGTCACAATTAGGACAAGATAAATTGGTAACAATAGCATGGTCTTCATCATCTTCACAATCATGGTCTCCACCCCATATTAGTTCTGTTCCACAATTATAACATTTCATTAGAAAGGCACCTCTTCTGTATTATCTTCTGCATTATAGTCTACTTCATAAGGATTGTCAATCTCTTTCATACGACCTGTCTCTTTATTATAATGTAAATGTGTAGCTATACCTGTATCTCCTGTATATCTATTCTTTAATATTCTTAATGTTGTTGTATTAGCTTTTACATCATCAGTATCTTGTTGATTTCTTTCTAATCCAATAACACCATCAGATAAGTGAGCAATACTTGCACTACCACGTAAGTGTGAAAGTGTAATCTCTTTACCATCTTCATGTCCTCTATCTCCTGCAGGTCTACGCAAGTGTGATACTAATAGCATGCCAATACCTGTTTGTTCTACAAGACTTCTAAGTTTAGTCATAAGAATATCAATAGACTTTCTTTCGTCTCCTTCTTCCTGACCTGATACAAGGATAGATAAATGGTCTACAAATATCCACTTACACTCCAATGCTTGTGCCATAAATCTAACTCTGGATAATATTTCATCATTGTCTATTGAACCAAAGTGGTCAAAAGCAAAGAACCTTCCAGAACCTATAGTGTTCTTCTCATATTCTTTTAACTGTTCTAAACTAAACTTTTCTCTAATCTCTTTGATATACAATCTAGCATCTGCTTCTACTGACATAATATTAAATGCAGTATTCTTTATACCTTCTTCTAATGCAAGTATACCTATGTTATGATTTGTATTCTTGAGTAAATGGTGCATCATCTCTCGCATAATAGAAGACTTACCCATACCTGCACCAGAAGTAAATGTAATTAACTCACCTGTTCTTAATCCATAAGTCTTATCATTTAACTTAGCCCAGGGATAGGGTACAGTTTCACAAAAATCTTCTGTGTATAACTTGTCACCTAAATCTCTAAGATTAATAATACCTGCAGGTGTATATGATTGTGCGTTCCACCATGCTTGGGAGAACTTTTCTCTTTTACCCATCTTTAGATATTCATTAGCATCTTTAAATTCCATATTCATAATCTTACATTTGTTAGGACTAAACAACTGTGCTACTTTCTCACTAGCTTCTCTACCTTGTTTATCCATATCAAAAGATATGACTATGTTCTGAAAACTATCTAAATATTCAAATGCTTTTTTACAATCTCTTAGTGCTGAACCTGCTCCTGTCTTAACAGAAACACATGCCCACTTACTGCCTAATAATTCATAGGCAGACATAGCATCTACTTCACCCTCAGTTATGGTGACATACTTACCACCACCTGTAAATAGATTTTGTCCAAACAATGTAGCTTCAGTTATATTTCCTTCTACCCACATATTTTTAGTGGCAACATCTCTTACTTTGTTTCCTATATTAGCACCACTCTCATTGTAGTATTTATAAATGTGGTGTGTATTCATATTACCATTTACTTTTACACTTGTATTATATTTCTGTGCAGTTTCTTTGCTAATATTTCTTTCTGTCAATGCACCTGTTGTACCTACAGTTTTGATAGCACTTTCTGTAGGCATAGGCACTACTTTTTCTTGTTGCATACTCTCTCCAAATCTAGTGTTACAAGAAAAGCAATAGCTATATCCTTCAGAATGTTTAACATTCCCATCACTTGACCCACACTTAGGACAAGCACCCCTGTCTAGCCATCTTTTCTCCATAAAATCCCCTATTAAAAATTAATATTATATACTAAAACTTTAACTTAGTCAACCTCAAAAGAACTATTATATAATTTTCTATACGCACCTATATCAGAGTCTGCTCTTTCTTCTATATCTCTTTTAGCTAACTCCATAGCTTCAAAAGATTCATAACCCTCTTCTAAGTACTCATAGTATCTTTCTTTTATAAGTTCTTTGAGTTCTGCTTGTAATAAATTCATCTTCTTATCTCTTGTTATAATGTTATCAAGTAAAAAATAAAACTAATAATTAATATCGCAGGAAAAATATTATTTATCCAGAGACTTTTCTTCTTAGTTTTTTGAAACCATTTACCTGTAGCTTTTAGTCTTCTTTCTCTTGCTTTATTCATCTTCAATATGCCCTGCATCAGGATTGTATAATCCCTTATCAGGTTTCTTTTCGTTCTTTTCTATTTCTTCCTTTAATCTTGTGTAAGCATAACCTAATTGTTCTTGTAAATCTCTGACATTTTTTTTTAGCATTACTACTTCTTGTTTTAGTCTATCTACTTCATTCATTGAACTCTCATAATTTCTATGTTATCATCTATCAATGCTTGTATGTGTATATTTCTTTCATCATATAAGTTCTGTAAAAAATTTACAGCATCTTTCTCTCTTTTGAAATACATCACCTGACCATCATCTTCTTCTAAAATATCTGGTAATTTTTTATTCTTAGGATATGGCATAGCGATAACGAACATTTGTTTTTTCACATTAGTTTTATTATACATTACATTTTCCATATAGTCAATACCCTACATAAGGTACAATGAAACATAGAAAATACCACACTAAAATACCTGCAAATATCTGTATCATTTCTTTATTTATATTTATCATTCTTAATACTCCTCTCAACTTTTTCGTATAAACTATTGTTATATTTATGTAATTTATAATTAACTTTATTATCTCTTAACATATCAAACAACCTATCTAGCACATTTTTTTTGTTAGGTCGTCTGTTAAAGTCTAATTCTATTTCTACTTTGTATTTCATCTTTTAATTCCTTTACTTTCATCTCCCAAACAAACTCTCCATCATCATCATTAGAATCTTCAAATGATATAACATCATTACCATCATAATGTTCAAGAAAGGTTATATCTATTTTAATACCACGAGATTTTAATAAATCATTAATTACATCAACACTATATTCTAAAGCATTAGACTTATAACTGTCATTAAATTTTATTTTTTTACTCATCTTTCTCTCCTGATATAGCACCTATCTTTCCTTTGAAAGGTATTACTTTTGCAGTAGGTTTTAAATCCTCTACCAGGTGTATGTCTGGCTCAAAATCTACATCTGGAAACATAAACTCTTCTAGTTCTGCATACCCTCCAATGTGTAGAAATATTTGTGGTACAGTCTTATGTCCTGCATCTTTAAATCTTTTTATCTTTTCAAGTGTGTCTAACTTTCTTTCTTCAAATGTTTCTCCTGCATCTGTTAATAACTTCTTAGCACTCTCGCAGTATCCACATCTGTTCTGTGTGTAGATAATATATTTAATCATCTGCTAAGTCCTCCTCTCCTTCTGTAATTTCAGAATCTGAATTACCATACTCATTACCATGATAAGTAAGTATTGCAATAGAACCATCATCTAATGGAATTTTGTGTGTTGTTTCTTCTTCATTTAAATCTATACTTGTTTGAACTTCATAGATAGCATCATTGACTTCATCTCGTGTTAGTTTTCTATCACATTCTATAGTATATCTTCGTGTATCTCTTGACCACTCTTCAAATCCATATGTATATTTACTCATCTTTGACCTCCATATCTGGATTATTTATCATATATAAAACATCATCTGTAAATGAATCTAAACTATATCTTTTATTAGCAATGTCACATAATAGTTTAACTGCTAAATTATAAGAAAAGTTTTTATCATCATCTACAAACAAAGATGTAAGTGTTGTTCCTTTACTTCTTTTTAAAAACTCTTCCATATCCTTTTTTGTTATGTTACTCATCTGCAAACTCCTTTTCTGTTTCCATTCTAAGTTTCATATTAATAACTTCTAACAACATACTTGTAGCTACATTATGACTAGGTGCAGTACCATATGCAAGGTCTGTTGTTTCCATTTGCATAGCAAGTATCATATTAGGTACAGATACTCTGTCTCGTAACTCTTCAAACATATCCATTATATATTCTTTTGCTAAATCTATCTGCCCTTCGTCATTAAGTTTTCTTACTGTCATAAAATCTCTCCTCTATGCTTTTTAAATTGTGAATATATGAAAGCATATCTTGATGACTGTATCTTGATGTAGCATCTACACCTGCTAATGCTTCACATAGTTCCTCGTACTTTTCTAGCTTATCAGTTATATCTGAATTTATTGCACCTTCAAAAAAATTATCACTCATCTTCACTCTCCTCTATACTTGTTATATAAAACTCCTCGCCATTATGTGTAAACAATCTTTCTGGATTGTCGTCTGCTTCATAAGTGCGACCCCTGTCTTCTGCACTATCCCTATCTTTAGAATTTATTTCTTTCTTATAGTGCAAAACTTTCTGTGCATAGATAATAAATTTAGCCATCTAATCTTTTCTCCTGCAAAATTCCTAATGCTGAATAAGTATACTGTATATTTTTTTTCTTGTCAACATATACAATATTATTTCTATCTTTATAGATTAATTTCATATCACAACCTAGCATATGCCATAGTCCTTGATGCATTTCCCAATGTTGTGTTGGTGTTAGATTACGTTCTTGTCCCATACAACCTTACCTTGTTTTATTAACTCCATAACTTCTTCTTTAGTAGCAGAAGGTTTATGCACCTTCCAATTACCCTCCTCATTAGGCAATGTTTCTACAACAAAGTCACCATTTGTATTGTGTCTGAAGATACCCATATATAATTCCTCTACAATTTCTACATATTCTTTTTGGGTATACTTGGATACATCTATCTCTTGCACAAGTGTAGCAAAGTGTTGTACATTTACTTGTTTAAATCTTTTGCTCATAATATTCTCCTTGTTATGTGGTAGTTTTTTCTTTTAGAGTTTAAAAACTACCAAAAACATTACTCGCAATTTAGTTCATTTTTTTAGTGGAAGAACTAGGAGCAACTCCTCAACAAACCACATCTCTTTATGGTTAATTAATCCACACTTCTTCAGGTCTACCTAACCATTTTGTATTTAACCAAAATCTTTTATCATCTTTAGTAACAAAACAAAACTTGTCTGTATCTATCTCTCTTACTACTGCACCTTCACCATAGTCTTCTATGTTATGCTTGTTTTGAATGTGAATGTTGTCTAGTCTATCTATTAAATCTTTCTTAGATAGTTTAACATACTCACCTTCTTGACCTTCTTGATGCATATTTACATAGGTATAAACTCTCTTTGCCATTACTATGTATGTTCTTAATTTTATATAATCTTTTCTATTCATATTTTATATCTCCCTTCCTTTATATCATACCATTCATAACCTTCTTCTGGTGTTATTCCTAATCTTTTGCACTCTTGTTCTATATCAGTAGTGATAGCTGATTCACTTCTTAATGTTTCTCTACTGATACTCATAGTGTATTCATATTCCTCTATTAATCTTTTTAATTTATTTCTATCTGTCATTTAATCTGCTCCCTCTAACCAAAAGTCTTTGTTCTTTTCTACAAAATGTTCTGCTTTCATTCTTGCATTATCATCTATTTGTTTTACTTTGTCAAGTATTAATTTTAATAATGCCATATTATCTACCTTTACAAATTCTTCAGTCCATTTAGAAGTTATATTTTTTACAAGATATTTTTTTATAAAATCTATAACTTCTACTAATGATTCTTTTGAGATGTTATCTTCTTTCATTTCTTCAAACATCTGTTCTGCTCTTTGTTCATTATATATATTACTCATTCACTTCTCCTTTGTTATCCTGGTTTTAGCACTTACATGGAGAGTAAAGGCTCTGCCCCTTTCTTCAGGTAGTTATAGTACCTGCCTAGACACCTTAGCTATAACTCTAAGGGCTTATCTTTTATTACTCTAGGAACGTGCCATGCAATTTTACCTAATAAATTATCACATCTAATAGTCACATCACCTCGCTGACAACTCTCCATGTAAATGCTATTCTCTAGCATCTTTCTGCATCTTGTTAAATGCTCTTATTAAGTGTATAAAATCCATATCTCCAAACTTTATACCTTTTCTTTCTTGGTTCATAAAATCTACCACATCTTTTGGTATTGGTTTTTTATGCGACCTAGCAATTATTTTTATTAATTTAAAATTTATCATTTTATTTTTTCCTTTCATTTATATTTAATTTAAATTTATTATACACATCTTAATTATAATTACAATCTATATCTATTATTAGTTTTTCCTATTACCTCCAAGGAATTAACTTCATCATTGTTAGACCTGCTAAACATATTACACCACCTAACCACATCATAAAGAACCATAGCATAACTCTAAATGTTCCTTCAATATTACTTAAAAAATATTCTTTATCTGTTAATGCTTTTATTAAATGGTCAAAGTATAGCAGTAAGTTATCAAAAGTATCTATCATCATAGCTGATAAAAAAAACATTACTCCCATAGTAAAAACAATTAATCCTAATTTAGTCATTTAATATCTCCTCACTTATATTTATTATTTGTTTAACTTTATCTATATTTTCCCATCTCTTTACATAAGAATTATGTTCTTTTTCTTTTTTTATGTAGTCATCAATATAAATTCTTATACACTTACTTTTATTTAAAGGTTGCCCATAAGAATAGTATCTCCAATTTGACCTCTCACTATCAATAAGATATTGTCCTCTAGCTTTTATGGTATATCTTTCTTTGTTTAGATATTTTTTCATTAGCCTAACAAGTTCTTTGCCTTCTTTGTTGTTAGGTATATCACTAAATACATAATTGTGTGGTTCTTTATTCATATTTTTTTCCTTTCCTTATATTTTACTCCATTGATTTGCCATAGCATCTGCTATTCCTTTGAATGTTTTACTAGCTAACTTTTGTCTAAGACCATTTTTAGTAGTCTTACATCTAATATCATACATCCACTTCTGCATCCTACGACCTGACTTAGTGTAGTGATATTCTAACTCAGGTTTTTTAGTAACACTAGGAATTAAGTTAGGTAATCCCTTAGTCCATAAACAAGTAGTTTTTGTTGCTAAATCTCCAAACATCCAAGGTTGTATAATCTGGTTGGGTTTTCTAATTTTTGTTGATATAACACTTATTGGATTTTCTATAGCTATTCTTTTTATTGGTGCATTTAATAATTTTCTTACAAAATCTAATGCATCTTCCTGCAATGACCAAGGCTTTACTCCTTCTGTAAACCATCTAGCACCACTTACTGCTAAATGAGTACAAGGAGGATGTGCCACCATTAAATCCCAACCCTTATCTAACTGTTCTATAACATCTCCTTGTATATGATTGCCTTCTGATTCAGATGGTAAAATGTCACAACTCCATGCATCATGCCCTAGTTTTGCAAAGGCATCCCTTACTGTTCCAGAATATTCACAAGCTACTAAAACTTTTAATTTTTTATTCATACTTATATTCTCCTATGGTTGAATGGTGCTATTAAAAATTAATTCAATAGCACCAATTATTTTTAATCTCTATTTAATAAACTTATAGTGTGTTCAATAGTCTTTTTAGTTTTACTTTTTCTATTTTGAAATACTTGTAATTGCGTATGGTTAGCTAGTATCTCAACACCTTGTAAGTCTATTGTTGCATTGTCTACTATTGGTAATGCATTAACATATATAACTAAATTATTTATTTCTATTTTTAATTTACCCTTATCTGTTCTATCTACTTCTATATATTCTTTATCTTCTCTAGCAGTAAATTTATTGTATGTTAATGTAGGTTTAAATTTATTTTTTCTTATTCTAATTACATAAGACATATATATATTCTCCCTTGTTTATTATATTTTATATGTTGTTAATAATAATGCACTATCCCAAAACAGTTTAGTATCCATCTTTAATTCATTATGTCTTATAACTAAACTTTTGTAGTTATTAATTAACTTTCTTAATTCTTTATTTTCTTTTTCTAACTTTTCTATATAATCTTCCTTATTCATATTTACAAACTCCATTTAATAATTAATAAAAACTATACAATATATATCAAAAATTTTTTATGTTGTCAATAGTATATTAAAAATAATTTTTCTGTGTGGTATTTATGTCACACCCTGGTATAGGTTTTTTCTATAGTTATTATAGGATTTTCCTATAGTGATAAATATGTCACACCTGTTGCATAAATGTCACACTGGTTAAGGCTTACCATAAAAAAAGAGAGTGCCAACTATTTTGACACCCTCAATTTAGGAGTTATTATAAAATGAAAAAATAATAATATAAAATATAAATATCTTTATAAGTGTTTTATATTATATAAATATCTTTATAAGTGTTTTATATTTATATATTATTATTATTAAGTATATAGTATATTATTATTATGTAAACCTATATCTATTATAGGATTTTCCTATACCAGGTTTTAAGGCTTACTGATTAACTTAATTTTATTTTATGCTAGATAGTACCATAATTTTATTTAATGGTACTCTATGAGCTTTAAAAAGCTTTTTAATTGTATAGTAGATATAAAAAAAGCTAGTAATAAATTAATACTACTAGCTTTTATTGGGAGTTTATGAAATTATAAAGCTTTTCTAATAACTGTTATTTTTGGCAAGTCTTTTTTTACTCTACCATTTAACTTGACAGCTTCTACTATTGTTTTTGTTGTATCGTGTTTATAACATTTTAAACAATCTATACATTTCTGATTCGTACAATTTTGTTTTTCAATATTAACATCATGATGTACATTATTAAAAGTTTTATCAAAAAATTCTGGTATCTTATTTTCTGGTAAAATATTATTAACAATAGGGTTGCTATAAATTAATATTAAGTTTTTAGGTTTTTCATTTAATTTAAAATATTTTTTAATTAAATCTTTTCTTTTACTCCACAATCCAAAATTAGTGTTTGGATTATGTAAACAAATATTAATTAAGTTTTTTAAATGTAATTCGTTTATCAACTCGCCATGTGCATTAAATCTGAAACTATGACTATTAAAAATATAATTTTCTTTTATTTCTTTACTTGTTAACAATCTATTACTTAAGATATTGCTATTTCTTTTTAATGCATTGTTTAAACTAGGGAATCGAAACTTGTTTAAACTATCATGACTATAGCAATACGTACAAATTACATTTTCTTTTTTTGCTTTATGCATTTTAATACAAAAATTATTTTCAAGTGTATATGTAGAAATAGCATTAAATTGAGATAGTTTCCCATTTAATTTTGATATACATAATAAATTTTCTTTTTTCATTTTATTTTTCCTTTTGTTAAATTAAAATTATATAGTATCAATTATAAATATATTATCAATACTTTTATTATTATTTATATTGTCTTTTATATCATTAATAAAAATATTATTATCTACTATGTTATTTTCATTAACCTCTTTATCAATAATATTATTATCAATATTTTTATTTTTGTTTTTTTCTTTTGTATTCATTTTATTTTTCCTTTGTTAAATTAATAATAATTAACTAATAGCAAATATATATTATAGTGTAAACCTATATCTATTATAGGATTTTCCTATAGACCAGTATAACTATATATATATAAAATATAATTAATTATCATAACTATTATATTAATTGTAATAACTGTAATTATTATTTATTAAATAATTTATATAATGAAAAGTATATAAAATATAATTAAATAGAATATTTTTTTAAATTTATGCAATTATAATAACTGTTGCCATAATGTCACAATGTCAAATTATTTACTTGACAAGTCCAGGTTCTCGTTTTGTTCTCATAAGATATCATTTATTGTTGGAATTTTGACAGTGTTGTAAAAATGTCACAGCCTAGCAAAAAAAATTGTGCTGTGCTGTATATATATATACCCCACCCCCATATATGCATCAAAATACTAGGGTAAATAATAAAAATATAAAAAAATACTTGACAAACGTGGGGGAGTTATGTATAATTATATATAGTTAATAAAAATAAATGTACTTTGTTTATCTTTTATTTGTTTTTATTATTATTTTCATATCATAACATACAATAGGTTTACATATATTGGAAACTATACAGACTATAGATACTATAAGTCCCTATATTCACTTAGATACTTTGTTACAAACAAAAATAAAACAAGAATCTAAAGAAAACTTTGTCACTTTTGTTAGAACATTAGCTCCAACCCTTGTTTCTGATTGGAAGATGGGTCGCCACATAGAGTTAATTAGCCATAAACTACAACAATTAGAATCTGGAGAGATAAAAAGACTTATGGTCTTTCTACCTCCACGTAGTTCCAAGTCTGTAATCTGTTCTAAACTGTTTCCTGCATGGTATATTGGTAGAAATCCAGAGCATGAAATACTAACTGTTTCCCATAGTGACCAATTATCTAGTGATTTTGGTAGAAGTGTAAGAGATATTGTAAATGATGAACGATTTCAAAACATATTCAAAGGTGTTTCTCTAAGAAGTGACGTAAGAGCTGCAGGAAAATGGAAGACAAACCAAAATGGCACGTACTATGCAGCAGGTGTTAGGTCACAGATAGCAGGTCGAGGAGCTCACATAGCTATATTAGATGATGTGATGTCTGAAGAGGACTCATTCTCTGCAGCAGGAAGAAGATATGTAAAAGAATGGTATCCATCAGGACTACGAACACGTATTATGCCCAATGGTTCTATTCTTATTATTAATACACGATATCATTATGACGATTTATGTGGATGGTTACTAAAACAAGAAGAGAATGTAGGTGATTATGCTGTGACTCCCTGGCATGTGGTACGAATACCTGCCTGGTTAGACGAGGAGTCAGCTTCGTTACTGCAGTTGCCTGTGGGTTCAAGCTATTTTCCAGAGTGGAAACCTGATGATGTTCTCAAGGTAGACGAAGCAGAGATAAAAGCATCTAATGGTTCTCGATATTGGAACGCACTTTACATGCAAGACCCAACTCCTGATGAGGGAGGTATCATAAAAAAGAAATGGATACAGTATTGGGAAGATGAAGAGCCACCACCTTGTGAATTTATAATACAGACTTATGATACTGCGTTCTCTACATCAAGAACTGCAGACTATAGTGTAATACAAACATGGGGAATCTTTCATACCTATGAAGAAACAGAGGATGGCTATGAACAATATGTAGCTCAACTAATATTGTTAGGAAACATAAAAGGTAGATTTGAATATCCAGAGTTAAGACGTATAGCACAACAATTATATGATGAACACAGACCTGATGTTTGTATGATAGAAAAGAAAGCATCTGGTCAATCACTAATACAAGATATGCGAAGAGCAGGGTTACCTGTTTTAGAATATTTACCAGATAAAGATAAAGTAGCTAGAGTATATTCTGCAACTCCCA